GAGATTAAGAATAAGATACTTGAAAGATCTGGTTATGATGAAGTCTTTTATGGAGATGACGGCGGCGATGCTGCTGATTATAATCAAATCAAAGATGCAGTTCACTCCAAATTAAGATACTAATGAGATTAACTCAAGAAGTAATTGACAAAATCCAGATAGCAATGAACCATACAAAGATGAATGGTGATCCTAATTGGTTAGATGGTGATGAACTTGAAGTATGTTTGGGTGGTACATTTGCTGCTGATAAGTTCATTACTATTATTAATAGAAGAACTAATCCCAGACCAAATAAGAAGGAGGATTAATGGGAACAGAAATGCTCGCTATAAGAGACTTAATAGCATCATGTCCTAATGTTTATACATTACCTGGTACATGGACTAAATGTAATGCAATTATTCCACACTATAATGCTAATCCAAATATAACTTTTGGTATTTCAATAGCAGTTATTACTGTGTTATTAGCATCGTTTGGTATATACAAAGGGTTTTTTAATAACAAAGGACTAGCAGATCCTTGGGATGATCACGACGATTAATGAAAGTTGCTATTATTACCGACCAACATTTTGGTGCGAGGAAAAACTCAAAACATTTTCATGAATATTTTCTCAAGTTCTATGAGAATATATTCTTTCCTGCTATTGAAGAAGAAGGTATTACTACCATTATTGATATGGGAGATACCTTTGATAGTAGAAAAGGTGTTGACTTCTCTTGTTTAGGATGGGCAAAAGTTAATTATTATGATAGGTTAAGAGATTTGGGTTGTACTATTCACAGTATTGTGGGTAATCATACTGCTTATTATAAAAATACGAATGAAGTAAATTCTATTGATTTATTACTTGCTGAATATGATAATATAAAAACTTATTCTGAAGCAACAGAGATTGAAATAGATGGTTTAAATATTCTTCTTTTACCTTGGATTAATAATGAGAATGAAAAACATACCTTAAACATGATTAAAAAAACTAAATGTCCTATGGCAATGGGTCACCTTGAGTGTAAGGGATTTAGAATTCATCGTGGGTATGTGATGGAACAAGGAATTGATGTAGACTTATTTGATAAGTTTCAAAAAGTTTATTCAGGACATTACCATACCAGATCAGATAATGGTAAGGTATTTTATTTGGGTAATCCTTATGAAATGTATTGGAATGATCTTGAAGATGTAAGAGGTTTTCATTTCTTTGATACAGAAACTTTAGAGCATACTCCTGTTAATAATCCTTACAGGATGTTCTATACCATTTACTATAATGATCATAACTATCAAACATTTGACACTCGTGATTTAGAAGGTAAAATTGTTAAGGTAATTGTTCGTAAAAAGAGTAGTCCTAAAAAATTTGAAAAATTCATCGATAAGTTGTATAATAGTAATGTACATGAACTCAAAATAGTTGAGAATTTTCAACTACAGGAGAACGAAGACTTTGAAGCCTTCGAATCCGAGGATACACTTTCTATATTAAATAGGTATATTGAAGAGTCTGAAATTAATCTTGAGAAATCAAGAATTCAAGAGACTATTCAAAACGTGTATCAAGAAGCATGTGAGTTAGTTTAATGTATATTCTAACTATCAATGGTAGAGAAAATGAAGGTGCATACTCTGTTAAAAATGATGATGGGGAACATATTCTCTATCTCTTTGAAAAGGAGGATGATGCATCTCGTTATGCCATGCAGTTAGAAGATTTAGATTATCCTGAAATGCATGTGATTGAAGTTGAACCTGATATGATGGTTGATGTGTGTGAAGACCACGGATTTGGTTACACCATCATCACACCCAATGACATTGTAATACCGCCAGCAACAAAGAATGATTTTATTTGAAAAAGTCCGTTGGAAGAATTTTCTTTCTACAGGCAATCAATATTCTGAAATTAATTTCCAATCTCATACAACTACTTTAATAGTTGGGGATAATGGTACGGGTAAGAGTACGGTTCTAGATGCTCTTACTTTTAGTTTGTTCGGTAAACCGTTCCGTAAGATTAATAAAGGTCAACTAATAAATTCTACTAATGAGAAAGATTGTAGTGTAGAAGTAGAGTTTTCTATTGGTACAATTAGTTGGAAAGTATCT